GTAATAATGTGTGGTATAGGCGGTCTGTGTGATTGCTCCGAGTGACATCTGTTGTGCCGAGTTCATAGAGAATATCCTGCGCAAGGCTTCTGTCAGCATCTAGCGTACCTTCCCACTCCAACTTAGTACCTTGCGCCCAGCGAGACTGGCTCTGCATATCAAGCTCATCACCTGTATTAAGGATGAGGTCAAACTTCTCTCGCTTTACTAACTTTATGAGATTCTTTACAGCTGCTTCATGATGGTATGGAATCTGAAGGTCGCTGATAATTAAATATCTCGCTTTAGTCATCATCCTCATCTTCGTAGTTGCCGAACTTCTCTGGATCGACAGGGTTAGGCAATATCCAAGCAGGGTAAGCATTAGGCTCAGTAATCATAAACAGGGCTATATCTTCTTTGAAGCCTGCCCTTTTAAGACTGCAAAAATACTCATAGACTCCGATGCAATAAGCATCGAGAGCTGAGTAACCTTGATCCTCTAAAGCCTTAGTTGCTTTTCTTGCCATAGCAGAATGTTACCTGTCTAGTAAGATGTTGTAGATTTCATCGACTCGCGTGTTGAGTCTTTTAATCTCAGACAACAGATGAGTAATTACATAACCTGACAGACCACCGATGATTGCCAGTGTTGCTAGGTATAGCGTGAAGAAATCGGATTGTGTCACTTTTTAGGGGTCGCATATCCAAACACACCAGCAAGAACTGCCCAAAGGATTGCTCGGTAATCTGCTGCGAAATTAGTTGCAGCCCAAGCTGATAGGAAAGCTCCAGCAGTAAGCACATAAGGGTTCTTCATATTCATTAGTTTGCTCCTAGCATAGGTATCTGAAAAAACTCACCCAAAAGGTCAGCTTCTTTTTTAAAACTGACATGCATGTGGTGAGTGTGTTTGTTAGCCCCTTTGTATTTACGCCACTTCCAGTTAAGGATGGGAGACGCAATCCTGCCGTTAAATATAATGTACGAGATGCGCTTTTCTGCCTTAGACTTGCAACTGATTCGAAGCTGATCTGCAAGGTCTGGCATGATATGCGGTTTGACCCCTGCACCGAATAAATCTGCGTCAATGTCAATGGCACGAACCCAGCCCTGCTCATCTGGATTATGATCAGACTTGCGAGCAGCGTGTCGGGTATCACCGACCCAACCATCCGATGCCCTATCACGATCTGGGAAGGAATCATCTATCTGCTCCCGTAACTGGATAGCAGCTTTAGATAGCTTCGGCTTCATCTACTGTCACCATTGGTGTGGATTGTTCCGCTTGCTGCGCCTCATAAGTTGATTTCAGCATTGAGGTATATTCCCCGTTGCCTCGGTCAATGATTGCGTGTTCTACAGTTTTGCCCATTGACTCAATTTCAATAAAAGTTACTTTGTCCATTTTACAACTCCGCACTTAATCCGATGTAGCCTGATGTTGAATTGTTTGTAAATAATCTATAAACCTGTCCTTGAGTCAAGCCTGATGCAACAGTTGCAGCAACAGTTACTAAATTTCTGGCTGATACTGAATCAAGTGCAACAGATGAAACAGATGTAATAGTGCCAGTACCGTAAGGCTGAACGGCTAAGGTTGCATAATCAACAGCCGTTGGAATAACTCGCATTGTGCTTGGCAATGGTATTTGGATACCTGTGACTGTAGATGATTGACCTGTTCCCTGACCTGCTAATTCATAAGCGGTGGTACCACCTGCTCGCCAGTAGTAACGCTGGCAAGCGGCTAATTCTCCTTGGATAGTGCCACCTGAACCATTGCTACGCTTAAAGGTTGTCTGAACAGTTCCAAGTTCTAACTGCACACCAGTTATGTCATAGTAGTCGTTTGCGCCTGCTGTGCCAGTAGGTGCAGCATTTACATACAAGGCTAATTGTGTTGCTGCCGATGAAACTGTGCCTGTCATTGTGAATCTTTGCCAAGTTGTTGTTAATGTTTTATTGGCTTGAACCACAGTTAATTGACCTGTTAAACCTGTGGTCATAATGTTTTGGTCAGTTCCTGTTCCTGAATAAAGGCCAAAATCTAGGATGCTTGAAGTTGCAGAAAAGTTAGCACCTGCGCGAGCATAGAAAGACACGACAACTGTCTGACCAACAAAACGAATTGAATCGCTTGTTTCCATTGAATAGCCGATATTCATACTTGAAGTTACTGCTGAACCGCTTGTTCGTTGAACTCTTGCGCAGTATTGGATATTAGGTAAGTTTGTTGTATCGCCTGTTACTTGTCGTGAAACTCCAAAAGAAGTTGCTCCGCCTTTTTGCCAGCGGTCAGCGGTATAGGCTGACACGCCAGTCATATTTGCAGTACCGCGTTGCCAAATATCAAAGCCGCCGTTAATTACGGCGTTGCCGTTATATGCTGATTGATAGCGCAAGCCTGTTGAAGTGGCACTATCTGCTACAAGTGTCTCGCCGTTGTTGCCGACTGCTAGGCGTTGCGCTGTATCGGCAGCAGTTCCAGCTATAAGATCGCCCTTAGCGTCAATGATGGTTTTAGCAACCATTGTTCCCATAGTGGTGTCGATAGCGTCACCTAATGTGCGAATGGCTAACGCGCCATTTTTTACCAGATCGGTGTTATCGGGTTCTGGCCATGAATAGATTGGACTTGTTGCCATTTAAGATAGTACTCCTGTCGCGTTGTTCCAGATAAGTGTAGCATTTGTGGTTGCCCATGTTATTGTGCTAGGCAAAATTGTTTCCCATTGTGTTGTCGAGAGTGAGAACTCTGTAGCTGAGATGTAAAGGGTAATCTCTACATAACTAGGTGTTGCTCGCAAGGCCACATTCTCTACAAAACCCTCAAAAGTACCGCCTAGAAGGTTGCTGGGCAGGTTACTAATAAGCATAGGTTGGCCAAAATAAACCCCAATAAGGCTATCAAGCATGGCACTGCTCATGTCTGGATTATCTAGACGGAAGGTAATTGCTCCCAGTGATGCCTTAGGCACTCGTCTTAGATTGAGTTCTCTATTGGCAATATCAGTGATGTCTGTAAGGCTCTTAATGTTAGAGTCGAATGAACGTTCAAAAAGGCCGTAAGAGGCTATAGAGTCTGTGTCAGAGGTACTGTAGGTTGAAGCGTATCCTGTGGCATATCGGTAGATAAGGCTGTTACGGATGCGAGAAGTCTGAGTTGTTGAGGTGATAGAGCTTGGTGTTGCATATGCCCCATCAAGGAAAGTGTAACCATTTGCTGAAAGAGTGTTAGATCGGTGGTCTGCATCGTCATAATTGACATCTCCATTCTTGCCTTCACTAAGCTGGCCTAGTGCGCTATTGGCAATCTGGTCTGCAAGGGTCTGAGACTTAGCAGATGCACTAGCTGCAAGTGCAATCATTGTGTAGAAGCCTGCATCAATAGTGCCGATATATGTCTCGGCTTCATTCCATGTCGTAGTTGTTGGATATGTAGCCCAAGTCACTGTAGGGGTTACTTCAGCCCACGATAGGTTGAGAGCTGCACCAAGAATAGCTGCAATCTGTGCGCCATCTAAACCTTCTGCTAGGGCAGTGTTATACACAACCTTAGTCAGTTTAGCCAGTGATCCAATGCCTAAGATTTTGCCAGTAGTGATGTAGCCAGATTCCTCTGGGCTTCTGACTCCAATGTTGAAGTCTGAGACTTCTCCACCAAATACCGTGACATAAGTACCGCTAGAGTTCTTTAGTTCTAGGGTTATTTCTTCGGTTACATTGATTGTAAAGTCTGCCCCAGTAGTGTTCATAATCTCTACTTGGCAGTAACCAGCAGTAGATTGTCTATCAATGTCTAAACGACCAGATGCGAAAGAGACAGAAGTGACGGTTGTATAAACATCATCACCTACAGTTATTCGCCATTCTGGTAGCCATGTCATACGGCTATAAGTCCTCTCAAAGTACCGCGATAGTTAGCTTCTACTAAGATATTCTCAATAGCCTCAGCTATAGCGTTAGGGTCTCCGACACCAGTCTGAACATTGTTGTTGATAGTCACGCCTACTGGCAATTGATTGCCTGTGCCACTTGTTCCCAATCCCACTGTAGATGGCATTGATGTAGTTGCTCCACCGCTAGATGGAATAGATGCCCCTACGAATGGTTTATAGCCACCAAGAGAAGCCTGTTGTGCCTGACTTAAAGCATTGAAGGCAGAAGCAGCAGACCCTGCAAAGTTCTTGAAGTAAATCTCAAGGCTGGCTAACTGCTCCTTTACAGACATGAAGTTCCAGTTCTTAAACACATCATCTAAAGGCTTTATGCTCTGCAATGTGCTTACCAATTTCTCTGTATTCTTTTGAGCCGTATCTAGTAACTTTGTATATATTTCAATCTGGCTAATGTTCTCATTTTCAATGGCCTGCATGAGCTTGAGACGAATACGATCTTCTTCTGAAATCTTGCCCTTAAGGGCAGCTTCAATCTGTATCTTCTGTAGGTCAAAGATAGCCTTAGCCTTAGAAAGTTTAAGGTTTTCTTTAGTGGTTTTAGTTAAAGCCTGAGTTGCCTTTAGTTGTGCATTTGCTGCCTTAGATGCGGCTATTGCATCGGCTCTTTGGGTATCTTGTGAAGATACGCTGGTTGAGATGTTGCCCATGCCTTTAAAGCCACCGACAGGCTTATTGTAAAAGAAAAAGTTTTCTGCATCGAACAAAGATTTAGTAATGTCAATAAACTTGCCAGTTTCGCGAGTTAGATTTGCAAAAGCGGTGGCAATCTTTCCGATACCGCTAATTACTGGATCAATAGTATTTGAGCCAGAAGCAGTCTTAAGGGCATCGACAAAACCTTGACCAATAGTTTCTTTTGCGTTATTGACTGCGACTTGAAGTTTCGCTATTTCGCCTGCGTAAGTATTAGCAGCAACAGAAGCCTGACCTGCAAAAAGAACAGAGAGTTTCTGTTGGATTTCTTCAAAACTTGAACTGGTAAGTTCTGCCTTGCTAAGTCCTACTCCTAAACGACCCAAAGCTTGAGTTTGCCCTAGGTAACCCTTTTGCAAACTTTGTGAGACTTGGGTGAGGCTTTTACCTGTGCCCGCGCTAATGTCTAAGGCAAGGTTAAGTAATTCTTGAGACTTAGTAACTGACATTGTTGCTCGCAAAAAGCGATCCATGGCAGGACGCAATTCATCATCGAGAACGCCTGTCTGTTGTTCTAGGCGTGAAATGTAACCATTGACTGTTGCTGAGTTGCTACTAAAAGCAAGTCCTAGGTTATTAAGAGTTTGTCCTAATGCTCTGGCCGCTTTATCATCTTCTGCAAAAGCTTTGACTGCTTGACCAATGCCACGAACTCCAAAGGCAAGACCAAGACTAACTCCTAGTTTCTTGACACTTCTAGAAAGTTTGTCGGTAGATGTTTCTGCTGCCTTAAATGCCTTTTTGCCTATAAACTCAGCGGCAATATTAATGGCTACATTGCTCATGCTGCTCTCCTAATATCTACCATCGCTGTGCGGCGGTTAAACTTTGTTGTTGTTTTTTCAATAGCCTTAAACACGGAAGCATTAGCCCTACCCTGAGTATTTGCCCAAGCTCTAAAGATTAAGCGACCCATCATACGATGGTCACCTCTACGAGCTGGCCCATAAAGCTGACCAAGATTAGAAATAAACTGATTGCCAGCATAAGGATTATTAGATCGTGATTTACCCTTAGATGCTCCACCTGCACGAGGGCCTACCCAATCTTGACCTTGACCATTCTTACGACCAGCAGTCTCATAGATTGCGCCAATCATAGATTTATTCTGAATGCGAATGTTATTAACAAAGCCAGCGCGGTTAGGTTTTGATGGTGTTGTTTTATAGATAATGCCCTTGCGGATTTCTAAAGCGTTGTATTTAGGAAACTTACCGCGAGGACTAGCAATTTCGCTCCAGCCGCTCATGGGTGAAACAAGTGGCACATAAGAGCGAGCTTCATTAACAACAGGCTTGAGAACTGCACCCAATTCCTTTGTCAGTTCTTTAGCAAGGTCTGGAGCGTATTTATTCAATGCTTTCTTAAGAGCGACCGCGCCTACTACTTCTGTTGGCATCGTTCATCTCCTTTGTTTCATCTTTAAGACCCTGCAACAAGGCTTCTAGCATTATTGGGTCTAACTCTAATAATTCTTGTGGCGCGAGCCCCAACCTAATGCTTAGCCTAGCAATTAGGTAAGTGAATGGAAGGTCGCGCTTTAAGACAAAGGGTCTGAGTCTAGAACCTCAACACTCTTAAGTGTTTCGATAAACTCAATCCCGAAAGGCTTAACAGATTCACCTGATCTGCGTGTGACTTCCCATGCAAGCCAATAGACATCCGATTGCTTTTCCTCATCGCGAAACGCTTTGTGGAAGCCCTTTTTTGCATAAGATTCAAAGCTGTATTCAACGGCGGGTGTTATCTCGCCTTCAAGTACGCTTCCATCCGTACGAACTATCTTTAGTCTTGCCATTGGTTAGCCCCTTTGTTAGTTAATTACGCTGATGCTACAGTGATTGTGCCATTAACATTCCATGTCACAGATTGTGTGCTTAGGTCTGCTACTGAGCCGTTGATGTCTGTAGTGTTGTTAATCAAGCAAGTCATTGTGTAAAGCGGATTAGTTGCAGATGTTGCACCTGATGTCTGCTTTACTGTGACTGTTGTTGATGTTCCCCATGCAGCTTGCAAAGTCTGTAGGACTTCGCTTGTAGCTGTGTCATTAAGGAAATCGATTGTAATTGATGATGCTTCTAGACCCTTAACGAACTTGTGACCTGAATCACCCATCGCTGTTACTTCTAGTTCATCAAAAGAACGATTGATTGTTACTGATGTTACATGGTCAGAGAGATCCACCGCATTAACAGTAAGAACTACTCCGTTGTTTAAAAATACTGCCACGGCTTATTCCTCATCTTTCTTGGTTGCTGGCTTTGGTGTTGGTGCTGCTGTTGGTGCTGCCTGACCGATTTTAATCAAGAAGGCTTCCAACTCTTTATCGTAATCGGACATGCTTAACTCCAACTCGTTAGGATTGATACGGACATCTCGCAGCTTAGCAAGTCTCCACTTGCAGCATTGAGAACGCTAGGTGCGCTGATTGCGCTTACATTATAGACCAGAGAAGATGCAGCAAGGAGTGCGAACACACTCACTACTGTGTCCTCTATGCCGTTAAGGTTGCCTTCATTATCAAAAAGTGGCACTGTCATTACAATCTTAAAGTTAGCCATAGGGCTAATAGAAATCTGAGAATTATTATTTGGTGTCAAGTATGGATCATCGGGTGACACAATAACTGAGTTAGCCAGAACTGTAGCTGGTGGGAATGCAAAGGTCTGCCATTTAGCGTTATTGACTAGGGCAGTCGCTAAAGTGGTTCTGAGTGTAGTAATGGCAACTGGAGGCATTATCCGACCATTGAGCGTGGGTCTAGTGCGTGTGCTATCAATCCTCGCACCTTAGCGAGCAGCTGAGCTGACATCCGATAAGGGCTTGGCTGGAAATCGACAAGGTTACTGCCTGAAAGGGTAGCAGTGCGTGCTTGCCAGATTTCTACAGATATCATTAAAGCGGCTTGCTGGATTGCCATATCAGCAGTCCAATCGGTTGATGCACTTGTTGTAACTGTTCCATACGGATTAACATTATGGCGTGGCTCAGCCGCTGGTGTTCCTGTTATTGCGTAAGAAATTGAATAATCGCCAACTTCTGTAATTGTCTTAGATCCGTTTAGGTGAGCTTTGTTATTAGTTACAACTACTGTTTCACCGACATAATAAATATCTTTAACAGGTATATCAAAATAAAGAGTGCCTACTGTGGTCGTGTTGCTGTGTGCAACATTAAAATTAACATCTGCCCATAGCATTGGAAGTAGGACTGCATCTGTAGCGTCACACACTTCTTGCAAGGTGGCATCTGGATACAAAGTACCGACTCCGAGAGTGCTGCGGAGTTCTGCGACTGTTGTGAGTGCCATTCCTTGTCCTTTCTAAAGACTCTGAGGGGTAGAGGGCTACTACCCCTCAGAGCGACTTAGTGTGGCTTACGCCTTGTTATTCTTGAATGCGCCTGCTCCGACCTTAGTTGCGATTGCGCCAAAGCCGTAGTAACCGATAGTCACCTGTCCTGCGGCTGTTGATTCGGCGCGCAAGCGGTAGGTAGGGCTCTCGTACCATGTGTATGCATCTGGATTCACAACAAGAATTGTTCCATCGCCATCGCCTGCGTTTGTTGGATCAACATAGAGGTTTAATCCTGCGACATTTCCTGTTAGTGATGTTGGTGTTACTACACCGCCTGCGTTCATTGGCTGTGATGCTGTGT